ATTACGACGTTTGCGGAACAGGCAATGGCTGCGCAACGATATGCGGATATAATTAACGAGCGGAACAAAACTATTCAACGAAATACGTCGCAAGTTCAAAACTTTAAAAATGGTGGCGAGGTAGATAAGAACTTTTTGCAAACGCTTGTTAAGGGTGTTGTGATGGCGGAGAGTTCGGGGGATCCGAAGGCGGAGAATACGCGCAGTGGTGCGTTAGGTTTGATGCAGATACGTCCATCCACGGCCCGCAAGCCGGGTTATGGTGTGGAGGATATTTTTACGATTGCGGAAAGGCTTGGTTATGACACTAATGACAAGAGTGACAGCGTGGTACGGCAATTGTTGTTTGTACCTGAAGTTAATGTTGAGTTGGGTTCGCAGTATTTGCAAGCGATGTTGGAGAAGTTTCCTCGGACTGAGGATGCTTTACGCGCCTATAACGCTGGTCCGGGCAAGTTTGCGGAGTTTAAAGCGTCTGGCAAGCCGTTGTCTGCACTTAGTGAGGAAAACAGGGGGTATCCCCTTAAAGTTGTGGCGGCGGTTCAGGGGGTAAATCCGAATGAGCCGCGTGAAATGGCGGCGTTTAAGCAGTCTCCGGCGTCATTTTCGGCTATGGAGACGATTTTAGAGCCTGCCAGCAGTGATATGGTAATGTATAGTGGTCAGGGGTCCGCGCGGGTAAATCCGATATACGCGGAAATGGGGCCGCGGCCCACGGCACGGCCTACTCCGACGGGTGCGGCGGAGGTTAGGATAGATCAGGTTACGGGACAGCCTGTTGTTGTGCCTCCTGCGGAGAGTTTGTATGAGAAATATTCACCTGAGAACATGGCGCAGGACGCCCTTTCGGGTATTGGGGGCTTAAACGGGACGGCCCGGGATATGTTCCGCTAGTAAAATAGAGGTTTACGTGCTAGTTTAAGCGCAATCTTGGAGATAACACATGGCATTACCACCCAGAAACCCTGTTGCGTCGTTTGTGGAGCGTGAAAACAGCGACCCGGCGCTTGAAGAGGCAATTACGGACATTGAGATAGAGATGCCGGGTGCTTTGGTGTCTTCTTCGCAGCCGTATGCGGATGGAATTGACATTATTGACGCCGAAGACGGCGGTGTAGTGGTTGATTTTGACCCAGAGGCATCAAAAGTTGTTGGCGGCGGTGATTTTTTCTCTAATTTAGCGGAAGATTTGTCTGATTCTGACCTTGGCGGCATAGCTTCGGATCTTTTATCGCAATATGAGTCGGCTAGAGAGAGCCGCGGGGATTGGGAAGACGAATATAACAAGGGTTTGGAGCTTTTAGGCTTTAAATACGAGGAAAGAACACAACCTTTTCGTGGGGCGACGGGTGTAACACACCCATTGCTTGCAGAGGCGGCCACACAATTTCAAGCGCAAGCGTTTAATGAGCTTTTGCCGGCCGAGGGGCCGGTAAGAACGCAGATTATGGGTGAATTAACGCAGGAAAAAGAGGCTCAATCCAAGCGCGTTAAGGAGTTTATGAATTATTATCTGACCAATGTGATGGAGGAGTACACTCCGGACACGGATCAGATGTTGTTTTATCTTCCGTTGGCGGGATCGACGTTTAAGAAGGTGTATTTTGACGGTACATTAGACCGGGTAGTCAGTAAATTTGTTCCTGCGGAGCATTTGGTGGTTCCTTATGACGCTGCGGACATGGAAACGACGCCTTTTGCGGCTCAGATCGTTAGAATGCAGTGGAATAACTTGCGTAAAATGCAATTAGACGGGTTTTACCGGGATATTCCGGTACATCCTTCGCAGGCTCCTGCCACCGATACGACGGATACGGTGGATAATATTGACGGTATGCGGCCGTCAAACATTGATTATGACGTTACTTTGCTGGAATTTCACGTAGATTTGGAGCTTCCGGGCTTTGAGGATATGGACGAAGAGGGGGAGCCCACGGGAATTATGGTGCCGTATATTGTTACGGTGGCCGAGGATGTGGGTCAAATTTTATCTATTCGCCGGAATTATTCTGAAGATGATGAAAATCGGCGCAAAATACAGTATTTTGTGCATTATAAGTTTCTTCCGGGCTTTGGCTTTTATGGTTTGGGGCTTATTCACACCATTGGCGGCTTGTCTCGCACTGCTACGGCGGCGTTGCGGCAGCTTATTGACGCGGGCACATTGTCTAATCTTCCTGCCGGCTTTAAAGCCCGTGGGCTGCGGATTAGGGAAGATGCGGAGCCATTGCAGCCGGGTGAGTTTAGGGACGTAGACAGCCCCGGAGGGGCCATACGGGACAGTTTGATGCCTCTTCCGTTCAAGGGCCCGGACGCTACATTGTTTCAGTTATTGGGCTTTGTGGTGCAGGCTGGGCAGCGTTTTGCCACTATTACGGATATGAAGGTTGGCGACGGCAATCAACAGGCTGCGGTTGGTACAACGGTAGCTATGTTGGAGCAGGGTGCGCGTGTAATGAGCGCCGTTCATAAGCGTTTGCACTATGCTATGAAGAACGAATTCAAGCTTTTGGCGCGTGTAATGTCTGAAAGCTTGCCGCAACGGTATCCGTTTTCGGTTGCTGGCGGCGACCAAGAGGTTATGGCCAAGGATTTTGATGATCGTATAGACATTGTTCCTGTTTCGGATCCGAATATTTTTAGTCAGGCGCAACGTATAGCGTTGGCTCAAACTCAGATGCAGTTGGCGATGCAGGCGCCGGAATTGCATGACATGTACGAGGCGTATCGGCGCATGTATCAGGCGTTGGGTGTTCGGGATGTGGATAAAATCCTTAAACCGAAGCCTGCACAGGAGGCCCAGCCCAAAGATCCGGCAACCGAGAACATTGACGCGTTGGATCAAGTGGAGTTGCGTGCTTTCGCGGGTCAGGACCACGAGGCGCATGTTATGGCGCATTTGGTCTTCGGGTCTTCTCCCATTGCGGCTCAACAGCCGGCGGTGGCAGTAGCTTTGCAAAAGCACATTATGGAACATGCTAAGATTAAGGCGCAGGAAACGGTTCAGGCACAGTATGCGCAGCAGTTAAATGCGCAAAACTTGACGCCCGAAATACAGCAACAGTTGGAAAAGTTGATTGCACAGCAAGTTGCTACGGAAATGCAGAATGTAAAGCAGCTTTCTGCGCAGATTGCGGGCGAGGGTCAGGAAGGCCCGGATCCGTTGGTTGCGCTCAAAGAACAAGAGATGCAGATCAAGCAACAGCAGGTTCAAGCGGACATTGCCAACGATCAAGCCGAATTGCAGCTTGACCAGCAGAAAGCGCAGAACAGATCGCAGGAATTCCAGCAACGTATGCAACAACAAGAGCGTATGGCTAACCAAAAATTGCAAGCAAGTGCGGAACGTGAGATACTACGCTTGCAAGCGCAACAGCAGCAACGGAGATAATTATGAAGGTAAAAGTAAACGGCGCCCCACCGGCGAAAGCCCCGGCCCCTGTAAATAAAGCGGAAATTAAAGGCCAAGGCAGCATCCCTTATGCCAAGATTGTGGATGAAAAAACGCCAAACACGGCTAAGGGCATTAAAACCATGGGCACTTCTCGCGGCATGGGCGCCATGTTGCGTGGCGGTAAGTTTTCTTCTTGTTAGCGGTTTTGTTTAATGGAATTAGAGTCGCTTTGGAGTTCAGGATTAACCGCTGTTTTAGGTTTTGTAGTTTGGTGGGCTAAGGCGCAGCATGACGAGTTAAAACGTGTGCAAATTCTTCTTAATCGAACGAGGGAGGAACTTGCCAAGGAATATTCTACGAAAGTCGAGAGCAATACGTCCATCGACCGAGTTATTGCTAGGTTAGATGCTCTCGACGCAAAAATGGACAGAATACTAGAGAGATGATTTGCGCCCTTACTGCCATGTTGGTGGGGGTTTACACTTATGGGGACTTGTACACTGCGTGCATATACCGCTGCCCCCGAGAAGTGTCTTTCTTCTATTATCACTATCCGCGTGTTATAAGAGTACCATACGGGTATTCTTGCCCGCCATCTGTTAAGATAGGTGAACGCGTATGATTGAGGTATTAGCATTAGCCGGCGCAGTTACTAAATTAGCGGGCGGCATAAGCTCCGCGGTTCAGGCAGGCAAAGACTTAAACAGTCTTATGCCTCATTTTGGTAAATTGGCTAAACTAGAGGCGGATATTAATCTTGCTGAAAAAGGCAAGCATAAGGGCCCGTTGGGGCGGCTTACGTCTAGCGAGGAAGAAGGCTTTGCTATAGCGCAAGCTAAAATGGCGCACAAAGAAGCTATGGACACTCTTCGCAGCCATTGCATGTTGTACGGTCCTCCGGGCATGTGGGACTTGGTGGTGCGTGAGCAAGCCGAAGCAAGAAAACGTCAAAAAGAGGCGTTAGAGGCGCGCGCAGCCGCCAGAGACAGGTTGTTTTGGGGTGTTTCATTAGCGTTAGGGGTTACATTTTTTTTAGCGGGAACAGCAGCAATGATTTGGGGCGTGGACAAATTGGCAAATGGCTGATGGTACGAGTGGCATAGGATCTGCTCCTTTTAACGTGGGAAGCGACATACACGCTCAAACAAGGGCGCGTGAGCGCATAGAAACGCACTTATCCGAGCAGCGCGTGGAAAAAGAGCATCGGGCTAATCACGCGCACTTAGAGGGCCTTGCGAAGCAAAGATTGGACTTACAGCAAAGTTATGATAGGTTTGGCCGCAAGACCAATGCAGATAGGCCACAAGGCACGAAACTGAACATAGAGGTTTAGATATGGAAAAAATACTTGCTTGGAAGATCATGCCGCGTTTTATGATGCTGGTGATGTCGGTAATGTACATTCGCGTTTTGGAGTGGGGAATGAGCCTTGACGACTTGTCCACGCAACAATCCGCAATGATTAGTGTCTGCTCTGGGGCCATGACGGGCGCGTTTGCCGTTTGGTTGGGTTCTGAGAAATGAGTATCTTTACCGCGGCATTAGGGCCAATAGCCAATCTTGCGGGAAGTTGGCTGCAAGGCAAAGCCGATAAAAACGCTGCTGCTGCGGAGCTAAAGCTAACTGAGGCGAAGGCGAAAGCCCAGATATTATTGTCTGAAAAGACAAGCGTGGCCGACTGGGAACGCATTATGGCAGAGGGCGCAAAATCAAGTTGGAAGGACGAATGGTTCGTAGTAATTCTGTCTATTCCATTGATTTTATGTTGGATTCCGGGAGCAGAAGGTTGGGTTGACCGCGGGTTTGCGCAGCTTTCTAAAGCTCCGGACTGGTATTTTTACAGCCTTGGAATTGCAATTTCAGCGAGTTTCGGTGTGCGCGGGGCACAGGCGTTCTTTAAGAGGAAATAATATGAGTAATTTTAAATTAAGCCAGCGTAGTCTGGACCGCATCGAAGGTATTGATGAAGAGTTATACACTTTGGTTCGCACGGCCATTCATAATACGCCGTATGACTTTGGCATTCCCCACCTTGGCGGTTTGAGAACGATAGAGGAGCAACGTTCCCTTGTGGATTCCGGGGCTTCGAAAACTATGAAAAGCAAGCATTTGGATGGAAGGGCTTTTGATTTTATGGTTTTTCTTGGGCCTAGAGTTTGTTGGGAACTAAAATTCTACGATGATGTTGGCGATGCTATTGTAAAAACAGCGCGTGAGCTTGGCATTAAACAGCTAAAATGGGGTGGTGCTTGGCATATTGACAACATCCTAGACTGGGGTGGCACAATGCTAGAAGCACACAACGCCTATGTAGACGTTCGGCGCAAACAGGGCCGCACGCCCTTTGTGGACATGCCTCACTTCCAAAAAGGCTAAAAAGTTCTGGTACAAATGTATAAGACATGTTAGATAAACATCGTATGATGTAGGATAACGTGTGGTACTCAACTATGGACGACATTGCAGTCGTACAATTCGTGCAACGTTCTGTAAAAGAACGCAAAACAATGGTTCTTGATTTGTTGGAAAACAATGGAATTAAGAACATGGAGCATTATCAGCTGTGCATGGGCGAACTTAATGCTTTAAACTTTATCTCTCAGGAACTCTCGGGCCTGCTAGAAAAACAGGAGCAATTTGATGACTAAATCATCTGCCGCGGTAGATTTAGATGCCGCGAAAGCTGGTGTTGAGGCAATGTATGTCGCACCAGAAGAACGCGTTTTAGATCCGACAAAAGCGGATCAAAGCCTTTTAGAACGAATGCCTTCCCCAAGCGGATGGCGAATGCTTGTACTTCCATACCGGGGAAAAGGTCAGACTTCCGGGGGGTTGTATCTTCCAGACAAGGTTGTTGAAGATGGTCAGGTTTCTACCGTAGTGGGATACGTGATGAAACAAGGATCTCTTTGTTATAAAGATGCGGATAAGTTTCCGGATGGTCCGTGGTGTAAGGCCGGGGACTGGGTAATTTTCGCACGATATGCGGGATCTAGGTTTCGTATTGAAGGCGGCGAAGTCCGTATTATTAACGACGATGAAATTCTTGGGGTTATTTCAGATCCCGAAGATATCATAAGCTTGTAAGGAGGGCGGAATGGCCGAAGCAGAACAACTTGAACAGGAAACTACTGAGGCGGAAGTTACCGAGGTAGAGGTTACAGAAGAGCCACGAATTCAATCGGAGTCTTTTTCTTCTCCGGAAGAATCTGAAAGCTCTGGTGAAACGGAGCAAGAGCAAGAGGTTAAAGGCGCGCAGAAGCGCATTAACCAGCTTACTAAAAAAATGCGCGATGCGGAAAAGCGGGAAAAAGAAGCTATTCGCGTAGCCCAACAAATTCAAAACGAGGCGACGCAGTTAAAGGCGCGAATGCAGCAATTAGATAATGGCTACATTGAGCAGTTTGGTAAAAGCCTTGAAATTGAGACAAATCAAGCGGAAGCGACGTTAAAAAGGGCCATCGAAGTTGGGGATTCGGACGCTATTATTTCTG